ACCAATTGCCATGTTTGCAATACCAGTGGTATTTGATGCTAATGAATAATTACCAACACCAGTGTTATTGGCACCAGAAGTATTTGCTGCTAATACATTGATACCAAGACCAGTATTGTCAGTACCTGTTGTAAGTGCTGCTAATGCTCCTGAATCTGTAAAACGAATATTTGTTGTGTTAACTATTTGTGAACCGCTTGGTCCTGTGGCACCAGTTGCTCCCGTTGCTCCTGTGGCTCCAGTTTCTCCTTGAATTCCCTGTTCACCTTGAATTCCTTGAATTCCTTGTATTCCTTGAGAACCAGTTTCTCCTTGAGGTCCTTGAGCACCAGTTTCACCTTGAATACCTTGCAATCCTTGAGGTCCTTGTTCGCCTTGAACACCTTGAGGTCCAGTTGCTCCTGTCTCTCCTTGAATTCCTTGTTCGCCTTGAGGTCCCTGTATTCCTTGCTCACCTTGTGGTCCCTGTGGGCCAGTTGCACCTGTTTCGCCTTGGATTCCTTGAATGCCTTGTTCTCCTTGTGGGCCTTGTGGACCTTGTGGACCAACGGCACCAGTAAGAATCTTTATAAGCAATACTTCATGATTATTAGCAAAACCAGTTGTTCCTGTTCCTGCTGATGTAACAAGTGTTACTGGAATAATGTCGTAACCAGCATTATGTGTTGGTGTTCCAGTTACTTCCCATCTTTGATAGTTTGCAGAAACTGCTTGGTCTTGTAAAATAATAATATCACCAGCACTAAATACAGCCAAGAATACATTTACATCATCGCCATCTTTATCAATATGACTTACATGCAAAGCGGTTGCTGATGTTTGTATTGCATTGTTATATAGATAATAATTGTTTCCTGGGTCACCAGTATAAGTATTTGCATTTACTTTGTAAGGAAAGAATGATGATGATTCACCAGGTGTTCCTTGTATGCCTTGTTCTCCTTGAATACCTTGCTCGCCTTGCGGGCCTTGTGGTCCCATTGGACCTGTCTCGCCCTGAATTCCTTGGATGCCTTGCTCACCTTGAATTCCTTGCGGACCTTGTTCACCTTGTGGTCCTTGTTCACCTTGTTCACCTTGAACGCCTTGTTCACCAGTAGGACCTTGAATTCCTTGTTCACCTTGAGCACCTGTGGCTCCTGTAGCACCAGTTAATCCTTGTGGACCTGTTGCACCTGTAGGGCCTTGTGCACCAGTTAAACCTGTTGGTCCTTGTGGACCTGTCGCTCCAGTTGCACCAGTCGCACCTGTTGGACCCTGAATGCCTTGAATGCCTTGTGCACCTGTAGCACCAGTAGGCCCTGTAGGTCCTTGCGGTCCTTGTGGTCCTGCAACAACTTCTAATCCTGTTGCTAATACTTTAATTTCTGAAGGCGAAACAATTGTTACTTGCCCTGTTGATAATGTTGAAATACTCATCGTGTTACATCCTCTTCTACAAGAATTTGTCCTCTAAGAACTGTGGAAACCTTACTGTTAACAGTGTTAATGCCTTCAATGTCAAAATAACTTAGTAATGGAAGATTTTCGTTGTCTAATTCAATTGTTAAGACATTTCCATTTTTAACAATTGACAGTGTTGTAATTACTGTTGCATCTGCTGGATATTCTCTGACTTTACCCGCAAATGTCCAGTCAGTTAAATCCAAGTCACGACCTTCGCTATCTGCCAATAAGATAGTCATAGGCGATGTATCATTTCTATAGACACGCCACTCAATCGTTGGTGGCTGTAAATTCAGGGTTTCCATTGATTTCCTCCATAAGTTAATCTACCTCCAGTATACAATTGATGTATGTTGACTAACCCTGAAATTATTGCTGCCATTTTCGCAGGTGCTGTATCAGTCCTTGGAGCGTTCTTTGCTTTCTCTAAATGGATGATAACTAAGTTCCTATCTGAATTGAGGCCAAATTCTGGGTCCAGCATGAAAGACCAAATTACAAGATTAGAGACTCGTGTTGATGATATCTACACAATTCTCGCAAAGGAGCATCATGGCTAAAAATGTATATTACGAAGGCAGACTGATTCCTGTAAAAGATTGGGATTATGAGACCAAGCGTCCCAAAGTTAAAGAAGTTAAGAAGAAAGAACCTGTTGAGGTTATAGTGGAACTACCACTTGAGGTGCAACCAGTCACAGAAGAGTGATTGAGATAATTGTCTCGTTAACCTTAATGCTTTCTAATTTAGGTTATACGGACAAAGAAATCAAATGCACAATGAGTTTGGTAAAAAAAGAATCAAACTTTAATCTTCATTCCAGAAATTCTACATCTGGCGCATATGGGTTATTCCAAATTATGAATATCAAGGGCAAGATGAATATGAAATCTCAGGTTGCGAGATTTGACAAATACATCAAGCATAGATATTCAGGCAGTGTTTGTAAAGCCTTGGCACATCAAGAATTAAAAAACTGGTATTAACAAAACCACCCTCAATTAATTAGTATTGGGTGGCTTTGCTTTTTCTGGAGGCAGTCCAGAAATCTATTTACCAGTTAATTGGCAGTGTTATGTTATTTACAAATACTCTGCTTGTTCCTAATGTAGTTGTTGCTACATCTGCTGGATTACCTGATGGAACTAATGCCCAGCCACCAGATGAATTAGGATTAAAGTATTCACTTGCATCTGTATTAAATTGCAATACCAATGGAGAATAATCTGGGTCGCCTGTAAATGTTTCAAGTGCAATCCTAAATTGGCTAAGGTCATAATATGGTTGACCTAAATCAATTACAAATTCAAACATTCTATATATATTTGAACTATCGTATCCAACTGGTCTTATTCCATAATTAGTTGTATCGTTATCTGTAAGGCAGGTTGCTCTAAGACCAACTGGATTAAATCTGTTTCCTCCGCTATCTCTAAAACCATCTACTGCCAGACTGTGATAAGAAACTATTGGTTTATCTAATGCACGATTAGTTGCAGTTGTTGATGTTAATGCTCTAAATTTAGACATTAATGGTACAAAGTTTACTCCTGCAACTCTTGCTGCTCCTGGGTCTACTACAAGTCTAAGGTATCTAACTGCTCTGTTACCAACATTGTTAGTTACTGTTCCAGGTGTAACTGAAATTACCTTTGTAGTTGTTGAACTTCCATAAGCGTTTGTAGTTGTTAATGAAACAGTCTTATTTCCACCAGTTGTATATAGATTTCCTACAACTGGATGAAGTCTATTGTTTCCTGTTCCACCATCACCAAAGGTCCAAAGATATTCTGTCCAAGGGCCAGTTGCAACAGGAGTTCCTGTGTAAGTAAATTCAATCAATCCACTGTTAGATGGATTAACTGCCCAAGTCCAATCACTTGTTGGTGGTGCTCCAGCCACATATTGTTGCTTTGTTATTACTTGTGTAAGGCCATAAGTGTTTGTAATAGTTGCAGTTATTGTATAGGTACCTTGTGTGCCATATGAGTGTGTTGCTGTTAATCCTTCGTAATCCAAAGGAGTGTCGCCAAAATCCCAAACAATAGTGTCAATAAGTTCTGGGTGTTCACAATCAACTGAGAAATTAAATACAGTGTTTGTATCTCCAGTAGAAGGAGCAATAGCAATTTCTGGAAATCCTAAAACCTCTTCGTTAAGGAATGCATTCTTAAGTGAATAAGTAATATTCCAATCTTCTGCATTAATGCTATGAGTAATTCCTACAATCTCGTATTTTTTATCAATTGTAAGAACATCAACCTCGTGGTAGACATCAATGTTATCGTAAATTTCTATTGTTTTAGCAAGGTCTGGTGCAAATCTTCCATTCCAAGATATGGATGTGATATCTCTTCCTGGAATAATTGTTTCAGCAAATACTCTGTTTATAAGATTCGTTATGCCAGGGTCTGGTGGTGTTGGTAATACAACTGATATACTTGCATCAAGTTGTTTGAATCCAGGACCCCAGTTAGTTGTTGACAGTTGGTTAGTTGCAACACCAAAGTCGGTTGTTGTGGCTACATTGCCTGCACCATATGTTACGTTAGTAACCTTAAGTCTATTGCAAAGAATATCAAAACCATCATTTAAAACTACATTGAAATAACCTAATTCTCCACCTCTGGAATCAAAGGTAGCAACTGAAGGATTGTTTCTTGGATGTGCATTACCTGAAAGTGCCCAATCATTAACACCAACCATTTCATTATCAACATTTGCATAAAGAAAAGCAAGGTTTGATTTTGCTAATTGTGAATAGTTCTCCCAAGCACTTGCTCCAATTGGTGGATAGTACTGTGCGTCTTGATAGAAATAACCAGTAACACCTTCATTTGAAGGTTGTTGTGCAGAAACCCAACCAGAAATTTCATTAGGAGTAGTTCCCTGTCCAGCAAAAGTCATTTCTTGAACGAAACCATTGATTTGCATTGCGCTGCCAAGTCTGTCTCTAAACCAATCTTGTAAGACATGCGCTTGCATTGTTCCAACCATATCAATGGCTATTATTTCTATTTCTGGTGGATTACCTTTTGGATTGTAAGAAACATTTATATCTATTAATCTACCCGTAAATATTGGTGTGCCGTTTGCTTCAACCTTAACTGTTCTTCCTGTACGAAAGTTTGAGTTTTCATATGGGTCTACTGAATAAGACCTGCTTATTAATCTCATTACTCCAGCATCAGGCATATCCCATGGGCTTGTATATTTTTCAAGTCCTCTTTGAATATCAACGCTTATTATGCCGTCAGTATATTCAACCCAAGTTGCACCTTCTAATAAATAAAATTTAATTATGTCTATTGGTCTCATGCGTTAGCACTCACAGTTCCATATTTTTTAAGTGCACTTGAAACTGCTCTACCAAGTGCATATGGGTCTGTACCAAGACCAGCGTTAATTGTTACATTGATTGATGTTGGAGTTCTTTGTGCACCTTGAATTCTTGGTGTTGCAACATTTCCAAATGCACCAATTGTTTCAAGTCCAAGACCATCTACCGCAGCCTTAGCAAGGTCAGCAGACCTTTCAATACCAACTGCAAGACCTTCTACAATAAATCTACCGTAACGAGCAAACACCTTGGATGGAGAACTAATACCAAAAACTTTCTTTGCCCATCCTGGAACTAAGTTACCAAAGAAGTTAAATACTTGTGTCTTTAACCATCCTGCTACTGATTGGATACCGTTCCAAAGTCCGTAAACAATATCTCTACCAACACTAAGCATTGCTCCAGGAAGTGCTTTAAAGTCAGATATTACGCCTTGAACAAATCCTTTTACTCTGCTACCAAATTCTTGAATTGTATTCCATGCATTTTTTGCAAAGTTCTTTATTGCATCCCAAACTTCACCAACTACCTCTGTAACTGTATCCCAATTCTTAACAAGAAGAACAATAACTGCAATAATTGCTGTGATAGCAATAATAACAAGTCCAATTGGATTAGCACTCATTGCAGCATTGAATAACCACTGTGATGCAGTTGCTATTTTATCTGCTGCAGATTTGGCTAAGGTTGCAAGTTCAAGTGCTGCAGTAGCAGCCTTTATTGAGTTAAGAAGAATTAGGAATGGTCCTAACACTGCAACTGCAAGTCCAATAACAACTATTACCTGTTGAACTGGGCCAGGAAGTGAAGTAAACACTCCTACTACCTTAAGCATAATATCGTTTACAAGTTTCATAACTGGCAAGAATGTCTTACCAAGATTAGTATTTAGATTTGCCTGCTCTGCCTCAAGAATTCTTTGTGAGTTAGCCAAGCCATCTGATGTTCTTGCAAAGTCACCTTGGGCTGCTGTTGTCTGTTCGTAAATAACTTTTTGTGCAGCCAGAACCTTTTGCTGTGGTGTTAATGCATTCTTAGTTGTGCTTATTAATCCTAATTCTAATGCTGCATTCTTAAGTGTTGCATCATCAAGCAAAACACCATATGCTCTTAATGGTTCTGATTCTCCACGAAGGGCTGAACCAATTGCATTAATTGCTTGTTCTGGAGTTGTATTATTAAATGATGCTAAGTCAGAAGCAAGACCAACAAAGTTTGTTGAGAAACCTGTAAGGTCATCACCAGCAAGTCCTGCAGCCTTACCAAATGTAGCAAATGTTGTTGCAGCATCTAATGCTTGCTGTTTTGACTGACCAAATGTCTTAGCAGCACCTTCTGCAAACTTAACAATTTCATTTGCATTTTGACCAAATAAAACACTTGTCTTAGATAATGTTTCTTCCATATTAGAAGCAGCATCTGTTGTTTCATTTATAAATCCACCAGCGATGCTAAAACCTTTTGCTGCAACTCCAACACCAACAAAGGCTGTAGATAATTTTTGCACTTTTTGAACAGAAGCATCAAGCCCACCTAATTGCTTGTTTGCTTGGTCAACACCTTGTTGCAGTTTTTGAACATCTGCAACGATGTCAATTTTTACCTGTTGTGCCATCTACTTCCTCCTGTTAAGTTCTTCAACCATTGCTACATACTCTGCGTATGTCAACTCCCAAAACTGAGAGGGCGTATATCCTGTTTCAATACAGAATTGCGCCATTGCTCTTAGGCTGAAGTCACTTCTTTTGGGTCAGACATGTCCATCCCTGAGAGTTCTGACAATTGCGTAATCGTCATTTCTTCTGCTTCCTCTATTGTAAGGGATGGGTTGTTTCGCTTTGCAACCATGTATTGCATGGCGAATGCTAACTTTGCTTTGGATTCAATGACATTCCATTCATCCATTGGTGCTTCTAAATACGCTTCAACTTCTGCAAGTTCTTTCCACTTGAGAGTTGACATTAAGTCTTGTTCCATTTTACTGCCTCCTGTTAGTCTAAGTTGTATTTCTTTATTCCTGCTTTTATTTCATCTTCGTACTTTTTAACTAATGTACCCATATTAGAATCAATTGCACGATTCATGAATCTTTGTGGTTGTCTATTTCCACCCTGCCATCCATACTCAATGATTGGAGCATATTCTACTCTTTCATTACCTGCATAAAGTTCAATCTTGGTGCCATAAGCCTGATACCTAATTGACTCAGCAAGTTGTCTGGACCTAACTGGTGCTAAGGCAGAAGCCTGTTTTGAAATAATAGAACCAAGTTCTTTATTGAGACTCTCGCTATTTTGTACATCCTTAACGAATGCATTCAATGCTGTTTGAGCCTCTCTTACTCCAGTTACAGAAACTTCTGCCATAGCAACCTAATTAATTACGACTCTACTCTTGTTGGCTTTCCATCAAGTATGAAGTTAATGTCATACACGAAGAACTCGCCTGCTGCTCCACCAACATTTGGTACAGTCTCTGCATAGCCAGTTGCTGTAAAGTGTGGCTCTGATGCAGTTGCTGTTGCATTTCCATGTGGTGCAAAAGTAAGTGTTAGTGTTACCCCTGGATTATTCCAGAGGGCTGTGTGTAGTGATGCTGTTGCTGTATCCTGAAATCCAGTTACAGCACAAGTGAAATCTAATGAATCTTCGTAATTACCAAAACCTAAAGTACCTACTGCAGATGAGAAAACAACATTGCTTACTCCACCTGCGTACTCTGTTCCTTGGACTTCAAAGATTATTGATTTGCCTTTAATTCTTGCCATATCAATTTCCTCCTTCAATGTCTATTGAAATATTTATGTTTGTTGCTAAGTATCTTGCACCATTTACCTCTTGGATAAATGGCTTATCTACTACTAATGTTCTTGCTGATGTGTATTCCCAAATTGCAGGTATAAGAGTTTCAAGTGTGTCGTCAAGGTTTTCAGTTTCTGTTTCGTTAGTTGCATAAGGAACAAGAATTAAAACTTTCCAGTTTGAAGAGTAATCAGCACTATACTGATTTTCATAAACTGTAATAAAGTTAATGTCTGGTTCCATAATTGCACAAAGAGGAACTGGTCT